GAACAAAGTCGCCATCCACTACTCCCAGCACCCGATCTACGGTGCTGACCCCGACTGGGCCCGCCGCACCCGCGAGTCCCGCCGCATGACCACGGCGGCATGGAACTCCGAGTACGAGCTGCAGTTCGGAGCCACCGACACCCAGATCTACCCAAGCGAACTGATCTCCCGTGCCTCCCGCGGCCACTGGCGCGAGTGCGGCACCGTCAACCGCGACTACGTCATTGGCATAGACCCTAACGCTGGTGGCTCGGATTACTTCGTAGCACTTGTTCTCGACATCACCACCACTCCTTACGAAGTGGTTGGCATGTACCGAGAAAACGGCAAAAGCACAGACTACAGCTTGAAGCATGTCAAATCCCTTATTGAGGACTACATGCCGCAGCGCGTCATCGTGGAGAAGCAAGCGATGGGCGCCGTGATAGCCGAAGCGCTGCAGCACGTCCTACCAAACTACGCGATCGAAACCTTCAACACGACCCGCCCTTCCAAAACGGTAGCCACCGACCGCATCCTGTACCTCCTCGAGCGCGACGAACTCGTATTTCCCTCAAGCATCATTGCTGACGAACTCCGCGCCTTTCAGCAGCGTGAATCCGGAGCTCGTGAAGCTGCCGCAGGTTCCCATGACGACACTGTTATGGCGCTGGCCTTTGCCTGCTCCCTAATCCCCGAAACTCCAGCAACTGCCAGCTTCTTCGACAACATCTAAACAAATGCGCTAATGTCTATGCACCGAGAGCGTACGCCGCACAGCGCTCTTCGGTAGCGATTCAGGCTGCTGCCCAGCCCTGAGTCGCTTCTTCCACCCAGAGCTGAATTGCCGTCTCCCTGTGCGGAGACCACCAGCTCTGCTGCCTAAACCACTCCTGCCAGTCCAGCGTGCTGCCCTTTGCTCGGTTGCACGCCGCACAGCAGCACACCAGATTGGCCCGCTCACTCCCACCGCCTCGACACCGAGGACGGATGTGATCCAACGTGTCCCCCGGCTCCCCGCAGTACGCACAAAGGGATCCCCAGCTACTGAGAATCCCCTCTCGAAATTGTTGCTTGGCCTGACGCTTGGTGAGGAGACGGGACCCATCAATCTGATGGTCGACCATGCCCTGCGAGGTGGCTTTCTCAGCCTATCGGGCACCCCTAAGCACGAAGGTGCACAAGTCCGTTACCATCCGCAGGATTCCGTTACCAGCTGCACAAATGCGTTACCAGCTGCACAAAACAGTTACCGAATCCAGGGGCGCTACACTTAACACAGCTCTCCCGAGCCCGTTCGCACCATGGCTGCTCCTACTTCAGACAACTTCCGGAACGATGGTGCGTTAGTTAACGTTCTAACGGGCTTAGGTGTAGGAACCAAGGACAAAACAATCGCCACATCCGTAGGCTTCCAGGCCTTACTTTCGGAAGCTGAACTCGAAGCTCTTTACATCAACGGCATCCCCCGCCGTTATGTCGACGCCATCAGCGACGAGATCCTCCGCCACCAGACAACCCTGAAAATCGGTGGCGATGCCCAAGAGGACAGCGCCGATCTCCTCAGCCAATTCGAGCGCTTCCTCCAGGCCACGCAGTTTCACTTCGCGCTTTCCGAAGTCATCAAGCTGCAGCGTCTCTATGGCGGCGCCGGCCTCGTACTGCTCCTCGACGATGGCCTCCAACCTGAAGAGCCAGTCGATCCCGCTCGTCTCCGCGCTGTCAACGGTTACGTCCCCCTAAGTAGGCACGAGCTGATCCCCGAGGACGTTTCAATCACCGACTACTCCCGTCCTTCGCACTACCGCATCACCACCAGCCAGCGACTCACTCCGGACCAAAACAGCAACTACGTCAACATCCGCATCCACCACACCCGGGTCGCTCGCTTCGACGGCTTGTTCCTTCCGTGGAACCTACGGTCCCGCAACACAGGCTGGGGCCAATCGGTCCTGCAGCTCATGTGGAACGCCTTCAAGCGCTACGAGACCGCCATGTCCGGCCTCGAGTCGATGACGTCTGACGCCGACATCTTCGTCCACAAGATCCCCGGCCTCTTCAACCGTGTCGCCGCTGGCAACGAAAGCGACATCCGCAAGCGCCTGGAGGCCAACAACCTCAGCCGCTCCGTCTACGGCGGCATGGTCGTGGACACCGAGGAGGACATCAACTTCCTCAACCGCGCCCTCAGCAACATCGCCACCGCCACCGACCCCTTCATCAAGGATCTTCAGGCTTCTACCGGTTGGCCCGCCTCAATCCTCATGGGGGACTCCCCCGGCGGCCTAGGCAAGGAAGGTCGCTTCGAAGAGCGTGTCTGGTCCTCCCTTGTCGAGCAGTGGCAGGAGGTCTACTGCCGCACCCCGATCACCGAGATCTTTAGCTACATCCTGGCGAGCAAGGAAGGCCCCACCCGAGGCCGTGTCCCTGAGTCCTGGTCCGTCCACTTCCCCAGTGTCTTTACAACGACTGACAAGGAGGCGGCCGAGCTCCACCAGATCATGGCCGCTTCCGACGCCCAGTACATCCAGCTGGGTGTGCTCAACGCTCTCGAGGTACGCGAATCCCGCTTCGCCGGCACCGAGTACTCCATCGAGACGAACCTCAACGAGGCCATCACTGAGCAGCTCGTCGCCTCCACCGACGCCCAATTCCAATCCCAAATGGCGGGCTATGAAGCGCAGCTTCAGGCCACCCAAGAACCACTCGCTCCCCCCGAGGGCGAAACAGGCGGAATCCTTCCTGCCGAAGGCGAAGAAGCCCCACCCCGTGGTGATGCGCTTTACGCAGACGCCAGTGGCCTACGCATCCGCATCACCGCCCATAACGGCGACACGGTAGCCGGCCCGCTTGTCGGCCCCGATGGCCAACGCATCGACACCAGCGCCTCCGCCCCACTGCTACTGATCGGGCCACACCGCACCCGAGCCCGAAAGCTATACCGCGCACGCTTCACACTCGACGGCGCGCTTCACGACGGTCCCTACACCACCGGCTTCAACTCATTGCGCGCCGCCAAAGCTGCCGTTCAGCGCTTCTTCCCTGGTCAGAATGTGGCAGGGCTATCCGCCGTGCCCGAAACCGAGGCCGACACGTTCCGCGCCTACAACGAGGGCTACTGAGATGACCGCATCCAACACCACACCAGAAGGCTTCCGGACTGCGGCCTATCTCGCCACCCGCGCTCGCTTGGACGCCGCACGCAGCCGCAGCGGCAAAACCAACCGCAGCGTTGACTGCAAACCCCCCAACACCCAGTGCGGCGGCCGTTGCATCCCCCCTTCCTGGGACTGCCGCATCAAAGGCGAAGGCCCCGACCCTCACCTCCGCGCAGTCCGCACTGATCCAGTCAGCGGCCTAGCCAACATCGAGCGCGGCATCAAACGCATCGGCAAAGGCCTCCGCAAAGGCAGCTTCTCCGAGATTGAAGGTGGCAAACGCGCCATCGTCCGCGGTGTCGTCAAGGCCACTCCAGGTGACATCCAACGCAAAAAAGCCCTCCAAGCGCAGCTCGAGCGCCGCGCCGCAGGCATCGCACTCGGCCTGAGCATCGTCGGCTTCGGCTTGTTCAGCCACAACCAACTCAAGCGCGCACCGTTCTACCGCGACGGCGTAGGTCGCCGCATTGACGACGCCGTCTCCGCCGGCATCAACCGCGTACTGGACGCCACTCCTGGCATCGGAGCCCGCCGCGCTGAACGCCGCGCCGCTGCTGGTGCAGCAGGGATGGCAGCCACTGCCCGCGCCGCCACCACCGCCGCCAGCGGTCCCGAGACCCTTCGCAGCGGCCTACTCCGCACACCTACCGACCTAGAGCGCCGCTCCACCGAGTACGGCAACTCTCGCGTCCTGTTCAACCGCATCAGCAGTGTCGACATCGACGCCGCCAACCGCGGAACCAACCTCGAGACATGGCGCCAGACCAGCCTCGAGTCTTTCTGGGGCACCAAGCGCACCAACGCCGCCGGTCCCGGAGACGGCAGCACCTTCTCCGAGCCCGCCACCCACGAGTTCCTCTCCCGCCAGTTCGGCTTCCGCCTAGACCGTTACACGAATGACACACAAGTTCGCCGTGCCGTATCGACTGCGCTGACCCGCGAAGCCGTAAACCTCCAAGGTCTCGCACGGCAGCAGGGCGTCAACCTCAAAGACGCTGATGCGCGTAACGCGTTCTTGAATCGCATCGTGGGCCCCTCCACTGCGAACTTCCCCGCAGACGTGCGTGACCGCGCTGTCAAAAACCTCGATGACGTCCTAGGCAACCCCGTCAGCAAAGGACGCGAAGCCACCATCAGCCGCAAAGAGCTGGCTGACCGTTACTACCGCGAAACGCGAGACGGCTTCGACCAGTACTTCGCCCGCATTGCTGATGAAGTCCGGCAAACGCCCGGCGTAGCCATGCCGAAGGAGCAACGCAAAGGCGGCTACGACAGTTTGATGATCAGCGCCAGGATCGGCCACTCCCGCTACCTCGCAGGTCGCCTCAACAAAACCATCCCGAGCATGGGCCCCGGCGTCTCCGACGTGGTCGCCAAGGAGTACTTCGCCACCCAGGTGCAGAAGTCCAGCACGTTTTCGCTGTCTGACCGCGAAGTTCGTGTCGCCGCTTCTGAGCTGGCTGGCCGCAACATCACCAGCATCGGCGAGGCCACCCAGTACCTCCAGTCCAACGGGTTCCCCCGCCTCGTCGCAGTGCAGCGTGCACCTTCCGCCGCCTCCGCTGGACTACGCAGCGCAGCATCTCTCACCAGCCGAGCACGCAGCATCATGGCTCGCGCCGGCAACGAGAACATGAGCCTCGAAGCCGCGTATCGTCAAGCCCGCGCCGAAATGCGCGGCGACGCCGCTGACCTACCTCCACGGGTCGCCGCTTACTTGCAGACCCGCAACGACTTCGTCGCAGGGAAGAAAGGTCAGGGAAAGCCCTGTGGGGAGAGCCACATCCCCAAAGCGCATGAGTGCAACATTGGCAAAGGCAAAACGGCACCCCCCGAGGGCGGTAATCGATCAAACACCGGTGCAAAGGTGGCCGTGGCGGCTGCCCTTGTGGGTGCTGCTGCCCTAGGTGGGCGTGCAGCCTTCAAGAACAGGCAGAATATACCTATGTATAAAAACGCTGCTAAATATGTAGACACGGGCATTAAGACAATGTCTTCGACTAAAGTGCGTAATGCTATTAGTAAACTACCTACAAAATTCCAAGAACCTGCCAACAAGCTAGTCGGTAAGGCTAAAGTGGGGTTAGCTTTTGTTGCAGCTGACGCGCAGGGCATGAAGCTGACCAAAGTTGACCCTATCAACAACTTCAGCACGTTCAAAAACCCCACAACGGGTCACGTTATGAGCGTAGGAGCGGTAGACGATACACTTGTGACCTTTGTGTCTACTCCGAGCGGCAAAGCAGGCGCCTTTGACAAGTTTGGTATTGCGTTTCAGACAGACCTTAGCTTCGATCAAAAAGAAGGACTCAGCAAAGCACAGGGCTTAGCCGTCTCTAAACAAGTTAAGTCTATGTTTAGTGCACAACTAGACGAAATGCCTGAGAATGCTGTGCTTTTCAACAACCCCTATAAAGATGATGGATTAGGTGACAAGCGTAGTGCTATTTACAAGCGCTTCAAGTTCACAGAACTCCCAGGCGTGCGGGGCGGCAACATGTGGGCGCTCAAAAACCAAGGCAAACTGACCAAAATCCCACCTGAGCAAGCTGACTACGTGGCAAAGCTCATCCGTGGCGATGCCGAAGACACCCGGATTGACCTCAAATGTGGTAAAGGTTCCATCTCCGAGGGCGAAAAATGTACAAAAGGTGCCGCCACTAAGGTAAATCCTAATGCGGCAGCTTCCAATCGCAAACTTGCCGTAACCGCAGCGGCAGCCGGAGCAGTAGCTTTAACTGCTGCTCTAACTGCTAAGAGCTGGACACCAGCAGTTCAACGTATATGGGATAATGCCCGCGTTGTAACCCCTAAAGACGCTACTTATTTAACTGAGGGCCGTAGTGGTAAAGTCTGGCTGTCTAACGATAACAAGTTTGTAATAAAAACCAGTAAAGGAAAAGTGAACATGAAAAAGTTCACTAACGAAATGAATACGCAAAATGCGCTCCACAGCGCTGGCGTTAGCGTTCCTAAGATTCACAACGTAGACGCTAAACGCGGCGTAGTAATGATGGAGTACTTGAACGGCTATGCCGATTCAAGCAAGATACCCGCAGCTAGTCGTGTGCCTGTGCTGCGAAAAACAGTGTCAGAGTTGCAAAAAATGAGCGCACTTAATGTGTCACACGGCGACCTACACCCAGGTAACATCATGGCCAAAGGCACCGATGTAAAAATAATCGACTTCGGCAATGCAGGCCCCGTTACTAAAAACGGCTTATCAGACATAAGCAACATACAACTACAAGCTAAAACAGAAGATCCGAAACTCTTTGCTGCTATAGTTGCCAACAGGAAGCCCCTTGAAGCTAAAATCAGCAGCGGTAAAGCGCTAACACAAGACGACTTCAACTCTTTCTACACACGCTTGCAACGCGACCTTAAACAAACCTCAGCCGCCTAATGCGCATCCTCGAGCAGTACAACGATGCCCTCCGCCGCACCGAGGACGTCTCCATCACCCAACTCAACCGCATCCTCGATGCCGCCTTCAACCGGCTTATTCGCCGCACCCGCACCCAGATCCGCAATCCTCGCCCCGCTGTCGACCGCAACCTCTCTCTCCTCCAGGAATTCCGCGAGCTCGTCCCCACCTTCCGCCCTGACCGCGTCGACGCCTACGACCGTGTTTTACGCAGCTTGCTCCGCAGCGCCCAGGGCAACGGAATCGCTGTAGCCCGCGACCTCACCGAGATCGTCCGTCCCTTCGGCCCCCGCATCGACGTATCCATCCCGTTTGACGCAACTGTGGCCGCCGCAGCCCAGGCCAAGGGCTACCTCCGCCGCCACGGCGAAAACTTTGCCACCGATGCCACCGAGCTCGTAGCTCAGGGCATTGCCACAGGTCGTCCCACCGATGCCATCACCAACGACCTGCGCCTCCGCCTTGGTGTGGTCAAGTCCCGCGCCGACGTGATCGCCCGCACCGAATCCCTCCGCGCCTACAACACTGCCAGCAACCAGTACTACGCCTCAAACGGCATCGACCTGGTTATGTGGTACGCCACCAGTGACGACCGCACCTGTCCGATCTGTAACGCTCGTGCGGGCCGCATCTACAAACGCGCCAGTACGAATGCACCGGCACACCCGCGCTGTCGCTGCATGCTCTCCCCTTGGGACCCCGAGATCGCCGCAGCTGACCCCGAGTACGCCTCTCTACCCCAGCGCCACCGGGAAGAAGTGTCCAAAGTGGCGACAGTCGGCCCTGCTGATCTAAACAAGGCCGCGGTTTTCGAACAGTTTGCTCCTCAACCTTTCGAATGAGTAAGCAGCAATTAAACGAATGGTAGCAGCAGTTAAGCTAGCAACTACCACATCACATATGATACGCACATCGTCAATAGACCAAGTAGGTAGTTTCACTTCTCATCCGAAATGTAACGACCATGAGAATCACGCAGTTTACGTGGCCTATTAGCCCGCGTAGCAGGACTCTTGCGTTGCAGCTCGTACGGAAACAGCTCACTACCCATATGTAGTACAAGCTGTAGAATCGAATTATCTTTCAGTTTGCTCAGAGCAATAAGCTCACTTAGGAAAAACAAACCAAAACCAATAAGAGCTTCCGTGTTAGCATCAGGCGCGGTCATGATTGTGCGGATATACCTGCACTCCAGTTTAGCCAGCCTGTATTTACCCGCTCCGGCTTCTTTAGCGGCGTTCTTGGAGCGTTTTACGGCCCACTAGAACAGAGCAGCTACGCTATATGCAACACCACCCTGGGCCGCCGCCATGCCCGCCACCGCTACCCGCACCAAGAAGTCAGCCGCTTACGAGGCTGGGATGCGCGAGGGCCGCGCTGATAAGAGTAAAAAGCCCAAGATCGAGATCGAAATCTCCCCCGAGGGCGAGGAAGAGGAAGGTCCTGAAGACGAAAAAGAGATGGATGGCGGTATGAAGCCTCCTAGCCGCAAGCGCAGCGCCAAGGGTGCCAAGAACACCAAGGCACCGATGGATGCCGAGTGCGGCTGCAAGGGCAAAAAGGGCGGAAAGTGCGACGGCAACTGTGGCGGCTCGATGAGCAAGCGTGGGGACTCCGCTCTCACCCCCCACGAGTACCTAAGCGCCTGCGACCTGGGCATCCAAGACCGCAGCCGCTCCTACATCCGAGCCCGGCTGGACGCCGCGCAGCGCCTCGACCTCAAGTGCGGTAAAGGCTCCATCTCCAAAGGCGAGAAGTGCACCAAGGGCAGCGCGACCGCTGCTGAAAGCGCCCCTATATCTATTAGGAAAGGGATGAAACTAGGTGCTAAAATTGGTGGAGGTTTAGGTGTCGCGCAAGGTGCACTTGGAGGCGCTGTGCTTGGAGGTCCCGCGGGAGCATTGGCCGGTGCCGCTGTTGGTGCATTAGGTGGTGCTCTAGAAGGCGCGGTCATTGGAGGTGGCGTTCAGGTAGCGCGTAAAGCAGGAGCTGCTTACGGAAGAAGCCGCGAACGCAATCGTAAAGTTCAAGCCGGCATTGCAAAGTTAAACCCTAAGTTCAAAAAGCAATATGAAACAGCTAAAGCTAGGGGGGCTTCAAGGCAGGAGTTGACCCAGCTCTCGATTAAGCAAGCAGGCGAGATCGACAAGCTCATGAACAAGCGTCGCGACTCCGTCTACGCCGCTGGCTTCACCCCCGACACCGCCGCCCTGGCAATCTGAGCCATGGCCCT